TTATTTGTACTCCCTGCCGCACCAGAGGACGCGGCCGATGACGCGGAAAGCGTCCTCGCAGTCGCCCCGTGTGTCGAGTTCGACGGGCGGGTAGGCGGCATTGGTGCTTTTGAGGATGACCTTGCCGGGGAGGATGTCGATGCGCTTGAGATAAATGGCTTCATCAAAGCCGATGGCGTAAAGGCGACCGGGGGTGACGTCGCGCTTGCCCTGATCGATGAGCACGATGTCGTTGTCCATGATCTCCGGTTCCATGCTGTCGCCGGAAACCCGCATGAGCACCATCTCCCGAGGATTGCCCTTGCGGTGCAGGAAATCGCTCCGGAAAGCATAGCTGCGCTCCGAATCGCCGCCGACCTCGAGGCTGCCGTGCCCGGCGGACAGGCGTGCCTCCACCATCGGGATCATGATCAAATCCACGTCGCACGAGGGCATTGGTTCGGCAAGCTCAGGCTGCGGAAGGGGCCGAGGCGTTTCATTGAGGCCGGAAAAGGGAGCCTCCTGGAGGACATTGCCCTGCCCCGTCAAAATCCAGTTCGGTGAAACGTTTAATTTTGAGCATAAGGATTCCAATACTTCATATCCGGGCAGGGCGCGCCCTTTCTCGTAACCGCGCAACGTATTCACATTGATGCCGACACGATCGGCAAATTCGGCCTGTGTGGCGCTTCCGCGCAAAAAAACGAGTCGATCGGCGATGCTGCTCATGGCGTCTCTGCGCCGTGGAGGCGCTCCGGGTTGAAGTGAACGGAGATCGTAAAGAAATGTTGTAATGTTTTTGGCTGTTAAGTCAATAAATAAGTTTTTGCGTCAAAAAATGATTGTAAAAGAACTGATTTTGACGTAAAGATCTCATTGCGAACGGTCGTGTACAACCTCTTTCCTTTACCTTCACCAAGCTATCCGGTCAACAATTCGGTCTGCCCCTGCGCCGCAAGCCTTCGGGCAATACGCGCTCAGGGCGTTGTTTTCCATGCCTTTCCACGCAAGGCGGAGAGGTACATCTTTTACCTAATAGGGATTCATATGGAACACATGGCGAAGAATAGGGAGCGGCGCAGCGCGTCTTCGGAGATGTTTTCCGGGCAGGCCCGGACACGGGGGCAGGGCGTGAATGAATTGGTTGAACTGATTGGCCTTCCGGCGGCGATCGAGCTTATCAGGGCCAAGGGCGGGACAAGTTTTTCCGTTCCTCTCGGCATCACGTTGCGTGGGCAGGAACAGCGTGAAAAATTGGTGCAGATCATCGGCCGCGAACAGGCGACCAAGCTGATCGGGCGCTACGGCGGCACGACGCTGTATATCCCCACCTGCCGTCAGGCTTTCGTGGACACGCGGGACAGGAACATCAACCTTGAGCGCGACGAATTGGCCCGTGAAGGGCTTTCCGAACGGGCGCTGGTGTCCGTGCTCGCCGTGCGGCACGGGCTCTCCGATCGCCAGATCTGGCGCATTTTGAAGAAGTCCGGCCCGGTGAGGCCGGATATGGCGGCCTGCGCCGCCGCGCGCAGCGTATCCCGCTCCAGCGCGAGGTGCTGACATCCTTCAACCTTTCCTGAGGCCTTCTTTCGGGCATGGTACGTTTTGCGGGCCGACGACGGTCCCGCGCCATACCACAGGAGGTCTTATGGGATTCTTCAGGCTTCTTCTCCGTCCCCGTTGGCGGCTGTTTTTCTTCGGGCTGGTTGCGCTGGGGCTTCAGATCGCATTGTTGCTGATCAGCCCGGCGCAAGTGCCCGTTGTCCTCTACAAGCTGGCCCTCGTCATGCTTGCCGCTATCTTGGGCATGTTTTTCGATGTGGCCGTATTTCCCTTCGCCACTCCCGACTCCTATCTTGACGACGACTGGAAGCGCGCCCCCGGAGCCGTGCGGCTTCGGTGCGCCGATTTCGCCATCGCCAAGGGCTGCCTCTGGCCTTTCGTCATGGCCTGCCTGCGCCGCGCCGCCGTGGTCGCGGCTTTCGTCGTGGCCGTATCCGTGGGGCTGTGAGCATGGGGGAGATGGGGAAGCGCCCGCGAAAGGGCGGTTCCCGCATGGCGAGGTTGCGCATGACGATTCGCATGGTTTTGATGATGGCGCTGTTGTCCGCGCCGTTTCCGCAGCCGGGGCTGGCGTCGGATATTCCGCGCGCCGCGGAACGGCATCGGGCGGAACTCATACGGGTTTCCCGCGCCGTATGGGGGTTGGAAGCTCCCGTGGCGGTGTTCGCCGCGCAAGTGCACACGGAAAGCTGGTGGCGCAACGGTACGGTGTCCTCGGCGGGGGCGCAGGGCTTGGCGCAGTTCCTGCCTTCCACGGCGGAGTGGCTGCCGCGTGCCGTCCCGGAATTGGAACGGGAGGCCGGCCCGCCCGCGCCGTTCAATCCCGGCTGGGCGCTCCGGGCACTGGTTTCCTATGACAAGTGGCTGTGGGATCGGCTGCACGGAGCCGATGCCTGCCAACGCATGGCGTTTACGTTGTCCGCGTATAACGGCGGGATCGGCTGGGTCGGCAGGGACCGGAAGGAAGCGGAGCGGCAGGGCCGTGATCCGGCGCGCTGGTTCGGACAGGTGGAAGAGGTCAATGCCGGGCGGAGCGCTTCCAGCCTCCGTGAAAACCGCCGCTATGTACGGCTGATCCTGCTTGAGAGGCAGTATTGGTATCGCAAGGCGGGGTGGGGGCCCGGCGTCGGATGCGGAGGGGGCCATGACTAGGAACGTGATCGCCGTAGTGCTGTTGTGTGCGGCGTGCTGTGCAGCCGGGTACGTCCGGGGCTTCGGCATTGCGGAAACGCGGGGCCGCGCGCTGCTTGCGGAACAGGCCGAAGCGTCCGCCAGCGAACGCGAGGCGTTGGCTGTCGCAATGGCGGAAGCGGAGCGCCTCGCCCGTCAGAGGCTGGAAGCGGAAGCTGAGCGGGCCGCCGCCATTGCCGGGGAACTTTCCGAAACCCGCAACCGCCTTGCCGCCGAACGGCAGGCGTTCACGAGGAGGATGGCCCGTGTTGCCGAAGATGCTTCCCGCCATTGCGCTGGCCTGTCTGCTGGCTGGGTGCGCCTGTACAACGAAGCCCTTGGTCTTGCCCCCGCCGCCCCCGAAGCTTCTGCCCCTGCCGCCGGAATTGGCGCGCCTGCCGGAAGCGCCTCCGCCACTGACGCCGGGGTACGGTCGGGAGCATCCGTGATGGTCAGCCCGGAGGATCTTTTGGCCCACGCGCGGGATTACGGCGGCTATTGCCGGAACCTGCGCGCTCAGGCCGAAGCCCTGCTTGCCGTGGAAAAAGGGCGGGAGGTCAGGCCATGACGCAGGCCGCGCTGCAATTCGATGCACACACCCTGCTGCTTGGCCTGCTCGGGATGGTTTGCGGCTTTCTCGCCTATTGGGGAACCCGGCTGGAGCAGCGGGTGGACGAATTAAAGGCCCGCCAGTGCCTGCTGGCCGAGGAGATGCACAAGAGCTACGTGCCCCGCGAGGACTGCCGGGAGCGCACGGCGCAGATCCTCGGCGGGCTGGAGCGGGCGGACGAAAAACTGGATCGCATCGCGGACGCGATCCGTACCGGGGGGCGCTGACATGCGCGGAAAGCGCCGGAACTCCCCCGAGCTTCCGGACGCCTCTGCCGGGACACCGGAGGAACGCCGGGAACGGGCCCGGCAGGACTTCACCTTCTTCCGGCGGGCGTATTTTCCGCATTATTGCCTCGTCGGGGGGGATTCCCGGCTTCACGAATGGCTGGATGCGGAACTGCCCCGCATGGCGGATGCGCCCGAAGGCGTGCGGCTGGCGATTGCGGCCCCGCGCGGGGAGGCCAAGAGCACGTTCGTTTCGCTGTTTTTCGTGCTGTGGGCCGTGCTGACCGGGCGCAAGCACTACATTTTGATCATAGCCGACGCGCTGGAGCAGGCCGCGTCGCTGTTGGGTGCGGTCAAGGACGAACTGGAGTTCAACGAGGCGTTGAAGCGGGATTTTCCCGGGGCTGGCAAGGGGCACGTTTGGAACGTGGGAACGGTGGTCACGCCGGGGAACGTCAAAATCCAGGCGCTCGGCGCGGGCAAGCGTATGCGCGGGTTGCGGCACGGGCCGCACCGTCCGGATCTGATTGTCCTTGACGATCTTGAAAACGACGGGAACGTGGACAAGCCGGAACAGCGCGACAAGCTCCAGTCGTGGCTTCAGAAGACGGTACTCAATCTCGGCGCGGCGGACGGGAGCATGGATGTGGTCTATGTCGGTACGCTGCTGCATTACGATTCCGTGCTGGCCCGCACGCTCCGCAAGCCTTTGTGGAAGGCCCGGACGTTCCGTTCCATCCTGCGCTGGCCGGATCGGATGGATCTTTGGGATGAGTGGGAAAGCCTTTTGTCGTCGCGCGGCGAGGCGGAGGCCCGGCGTTTTTACCGTCAGCACAGGGTGAAGATGGAGGCCGGGGCCGAAGTGAGCTGGCCCGCGTCGCGCCCGCTGTATCGGCTCATGTGCCTCCGTGCCGAGGATCGGGAGGCTTTCGATTCCGAGCAGCAGAACGATCCCTTGTCTGCAAACGAGGCGCCGTTCAACGGGTGCATCACCTTTTGGGTGGACCGGAGCCGGGATTGGCTCCTGTTCGGAGCGGTGGACCCGTCGCTCGGCAAACAGGGCGCGGGGCGTGACCCTTCCGCGATCCTCGTCGGCGGCTTCCTCCGCGGGAGCATGACGCTCGACGTGGTGGAGGCGAGCATCCGCAAGCGGCATCCCGATCGCATCATTGAGGATGTGATTGCCCTGCACGATGTGCATCATCCGTTGCTTTGGGGCGTGGAAGCCGTGCAGTTTCAGGAGTTTTTCGCCCATGTCCTGGTGCAGCGGGCGGCGGAGCGCGGGATTGCCCTGCCGGTGCGGCCTCTCGTCAACAGCGCGGACAAGCTGCTGCGCATCGAGTCGTTGCAGCCGCACATGGCGCAGGGGCGGATCCGGCTTCATGTCTCCCAGCAGGCGCTCATCGATCAGTTGCGGCATTTTCCCCGGGCCGCTCATGACGATGGGCCGGATGCGCTCGAAATGCTTTGGCGTCTGGCATCCACCGGATTCGTCAGCATGGGCGACGCCTACATCCGGATGCCGCTGGAAAGGGAGTGGGGCGATGACGGGGAGGATGGAAGATGGGGAGGGGGGAGGGGCCCCTTCTGAAGAAGGCTTCCCCTCCCAAACCTGCTGGCGCGGCTCGCGTCCCCTATCCCCTCGAAGCCTTTCGGCTGGTGGGGAGGCGGCCCGGTGGGAGTACCGTTGGATGGGGATGGGGCAAGGTGCGGCAGGTTTTTACGGTGAAAGAAGCTGTTCCATAAAGGCTGTGAACCGTCAAACGGGATTGCGGGCTTTACGGGCTGAGTCAACGCGGCGGCTTTGGGGCCGTTGGAGGCATTCATGAAAAAGATACGGCGATTGCAGACGCAGGGGGAAGGCCCGCGCATGTTGGCGTTGGAGCCGCAGATGAACCTGACGCACGGGCTGACCCCGAAGCGGCTGCGGAACATTCTGGAACTTGCGGATCAGGGGGACATCCTTGAACAGCATTTGTTGTTCGCGGACATGGAAGACCGTTGCGAGCATCTCGCGGCGGAAATGGGCAAGCGCAAGCGGGCGCTGCTGACGCTGGATTGGGAAATTCTGCCGGGCCGCGCCAACGATGCGCGGGCCGCCCAGATTGCGGCGGCGGTCCGGGAGCAGTTCGATGCCGTCAACGGTTTTGAAGACTTGTTGATGGATCTGGCGGACGGCATCGGGCACGGGTTTTCCGCCTGTGAGATCGAGTGGGACTATCGGCACGGGCTGCATCTTCCCGCCGCCTTCCATTTCCGCCCGCAAAGCTGGTTTCAGGTTTTGCGGGAAGACAGGAACCAGCTGCGTCTGCGGAACGGCAAGCCCGACGGGGAAGAACTCTGGCCTTTCGGCTGGATCGTGCATACGCACCGCTCCCGATCCGGTTGGCTGCCGCGCTGCGGGCTGTTCCGCACGGTGGCGTGGGCGTATCTGATCCGCAGTTATGCGCTGGAGGCGAATATCCGCTATGTGCAGGTCCACGGCCTGCCGTTCCGGCTCGGGAAGTACCCGCCCGGCAGCCGGGAGGAAGATCGGCGGGCGCTGTACAACGCCCTGCGGACGCTCGGGCAGGATGCGGCGGGCATCATCCCGCAAGGTATGGATATCTTGTTTGAAACCCCCGCGTCCTCTTCGCAGGATCTGGCGGGCGCATTGATTTCGCGTTGCGAGCTCGGCATGAGCAAGGCCATCCTCGGCGGCACGCTGACCTCGCAGTCCGACGGGGCCGCCAGCACCAACGCCCTCGGGCGCGTGCACGATCGGGTGCGCCGCGACCTGACGATTTCCGACGCCATGCAGATAGCGTCCACGCTGTCGCGTCAGCTTCTCGCTCCGTTGGCCGTGCTGAACTGCGGCGTCAGTGATCCGCGCCTGCTGCCGTGGTTCCGGTTCGATACGCGGGAGGCCGAGGACATCGCCACGTTTGCGCAGGCGCTCCCGGCTCTGGCCTCGGTGATGAAGATTTCGGCTCGCTGGGCGCACGACAAGCTCAAGATCCCGGAAGCCGAAAACGAAAACGATATATTGGGGGCCTGGAGGGCGTGACGCCGTCCCTCCCATAAAACGGAAGCCCGTCTTCGGAGAGAAGACGGGCTTTATCATGCGCTGCGATCATGCCTTGGCGAAGAACTGCCTGAATAGCTCATCCTGCTCCGGGTTGTGGACGACATAGCCCACGGCGACCTTGTTCCCCGTAGCGGCAATGATCTTGTCGGCCCATTCCTTTCCGAACGCTCCGCAGACCTCGATAGCACCCACGCCGTCCTCTGCGCAGGCCACGGCCCGCTTGAGGGCTTCCTCGAAGCTGGTGACCGTAAAAATGTAGCTGATCATATGTTCCGTCTCGAATACGGCGGTATCTTTGGCTGTGTCGAACTCTTTTCCCATGAGCAGGAATGCGAATTTCTTTTTCATGCGGCCTCCATCGGCTCTTTGCTTTTCCCTGTCATAGCAGGAAAACCCTGTCTCTCACAATGCGGCCCGTGCCCTTTTCTCCGGTGGTACCGTCACCTTGCCCGCTGTTCCCATAATCTTCCGCTGGAACGAACTCCTGTGGCGTGGCCTCCCCATTTGATGAAAGTCTTGGGAGAGGAGAGGGTGGGGTTTGGGGAGGGGGAGGAGAAGCCTTTCTTCAGAAAGGTTCTCCTCCCCCTCCCCAATTTTTCCCCTCTCCTTGACTATATGAAGATTTCTTTATATAAAACCATCCGTTCATCTTGATACATCTGTAACCCTTTGAAACCGCATGTCCAACGCTATCCGCTATTTCAAGGCACTGTCCGACGAAACCCGGTTGAGGCTTACCTATGTTCTTGAACGGTATGAACTTTCCGTCAATGAACTGGTGAGCATCCTCGAAATGGGCCAGTCGCGGGTTTCGCGCCACCTCAAGATCCTGACCGAAGCGGGGCTGCTTTCCTCGCGCCGGGACGGGCTGTGGGTGTTTTACTCTTCTGTGAAGGAAGGGGAGGGCGCCGCTTTTCTGAAAGCCGCCATGCCCTTTCTGGACGAAGACGCCGAAATGCGCGCGGACGTGGAAATGGCCGCCAGGATCATCGAGGACCGGGCGCTCAAGACGCGGCAGTTCTTCAATACCATCGCCGAACACTGGGATACCCTGAGCCGCGAAGTGCTCGGCGGGTTCGACCTCGCCGGGGCCGTGTGCGACACGATGCCCGAAGGCTGCGATACCTCGGTGGATCTGGGGTGCGGGACCGGGATCGTGCTGGAACGGATGCGTGGGCGCGCCCGGCAGATCATCGGGGTGGACGGTTCGCCGAGGATGCTGGAGCTTTCCCGGCGGCGCCTTGCCGGGGTGGAAGGGGAACCCGAAGGCGTCTCGCTGCGCATAGGGGAACTCAGCCACCTTCCGCTGCGGGACTGCGAGGCGGATTTCGCCAGCATCAATATGGTGTTGCACCACCTGTCCAACCCGGAGAATGCCCTTGCCGAAATCCGGCGCGTGCTGCGTTCCGGCGGGCTGCTCGTGGTGGCGGATTTTGATCGGCATACTCAGGAAAGGATGCGTCTGGACTACGGGGATCTGTGGCTCGGATTCGATGAAGCGACCATGTCGAGGCTGCTGCACGCGGCGTCTTTCGAGGTCGTTTCCACTGCCCGTTACCCCGTGGAACAGGGGCTGGCGCTCAATCTCACGCTGGCCCGACGCCTGTAACATACCAACTTTATGGAGACACCCATGTCCAACGCGAAGCCTCTCGATCTGTCGCTGCCCTATCAGGTGGCGGATATCAGCCTTGCCGACTTCGGCAAGAAGGAAATGCAGCTTTCCGAGCGCGAAATGCCCGGCCTGATGGAACTCATCCGCCGCTACGGTGACAAGAAGCCCCTCAAGGGTTTCAAAGTCATGGGCTCGCTGCACATGACCATCCAGACCGCCATGCTCATCAAGACGCTGTACGAGCTCGGCGCGGATATCCGCTGGGCGTCCTGCAACATCTTCTCCACGCAGGATCACGCCGCGGCCGCCATCGCGGAACTCGGCTACGCCAAGGTGTTCGCGTGGAAGGGCGAAACGCTTGAGGATTATTGGTGGTGCACGGAAATGGCCCTGACGTGGCCCGACGGTTCCGGCCCCGATCTCATCGTGGACGACGGCGGCGACGCTACCCTGATGATCCACCTCGGCGTGGATGCGGACCGCGATCCTTCCGTGCTCGACAAGCCTTGCGATTCCAAGGAAGCCCGCGTTCTCATGGATCGCATCATACTCGGCCACAAGACCAATCCCGGCCACTGGACCAAGGTGGCGGCGAAGGTGCGCGGCGTGTCCGAAGAGACGACCACCGGCGTCCACCGCCTGTACCAGCTCTCGGAACAGGGCAAGCTGTTGTTCCCGGCCATCAACGTGAACGACTCCGTGACCAAGTCCAAGTTCGACAACTTGTATGGTTGCCGCGAGTCCCTCGCCGACGGCATCAAGCGTGCTACCGACATCATGATCGCGGGCAAGGTTGTGGTCATTGCCGGGTACGGCGACGTGGGCAAGGGCTGCGCCCATTCCATGCGCGGCTTCGGCGCCCGTGTGCTCGTGACCGAAATCGACCCCATCTGCGCTCTTCAGGCCGCGATGGAAGGCTTTGAAGTGACCACGATGGAAGACGCCGTGAAGGAAGGCGACATTTTCGTCACCTGCACCGGCAACTACCACGTCATCACCGGCGAGCACATGAACAACATGAAGGACGAAGCCATCGTCTGCAACATCGGCCATTTCGACAACGAAATCGAAATGACGTGGCTTGAGGAAAATCCGGCCAACAAGCGCATCCAGATCAAGCCGCAGGTGGACAAGTGGGTACTGCCCAACGGCCGCTCTCTGATCATCCTCGCCGAAGGCCGCCTCGTGAACCTCGGCTGCGCCACCGGCCACGCCAGCTTCGTCATGTCCAACAGCTTCACCAATCAGGTGCTGGCCCAGATGGATCTCGCCGCCACGGATCACGAAGTGAAGGTGTACACGCTGCCCAAGAAGCTTGATGAGGAAGTGGCCCGTCTGCACCTCGCCCGCCTCGGTGTGAAGCTCACCACGCTCACCGATGAGCAGGCTGCGTACATCGGCGTCTCCGTCGACGGCCCGTTCAAGTCGGATCTGTATCGTTATTAAGATTGTGGATATTGGAGGGGGCGGGAGAAACTTTCTCTAGAAAGTTTCTCCCGCCCCCTCCAAACCTCCCCCCACCCTCTTCAAAGAGTTTCGACCTTATCGAATCGCTGTTCGTCATTTTTTCTGGTCCTCCAGATTGAAAAACAAGGAACTCACGGCCTGACAGACTGTGAGTTCCTTGTTTATTGGGGATGAGGGAGAGGCATTATGAATGTCCGGTTTGATGCCGGATCAGAGGTTCATGCTTTGGGCGCGGACATCTGGGCGGCGATGCGGATGGCTTCCTCCGTCGCCTTGGTCTTAGCGATGCCCTTTCCGGCGATGTCGAAGGCCGTCCCGTGTTCGGGCGTCGTAATGGCGTAGGGCACGCGGCCAGCTCTTTCGTTAAGCACTCGACTATACGACTAGCGGAAGAACGGGCAGCGTAACGCCTCCGGAGGGGATGAAGGGCATGGGACGATACTATGCCCTTTCTTTTCGCCCGAAGACCAGCGCCGGGAAAGAACGCGCTCACCCACACCAAACCTGCGGCCTTTTGGGGGTGTGCTTTATGCCATCTCAGAAGGGGTGCAATCCGGCCCTTCTTTCTTGCTGCTGGCCTTTATTTTTTAGAAGGGGCGCTGGCTGAACATGCCGAGGATTGTAGCGTATTGCGGGAGCAACGAAGGGAAGAAGAAAAACCGGCAACGAGGGAAAGCCTTGTGTGTCCGTATGTTGCTGTATTTTTCCAAAAGGGGAGCAAAATTTCCTAGCCGTAAAAAGGCCGTGCGGACAGTTTGCGGACAGTACGGAAAAAGGGGTTACATCTTTTGATGTAACCCCTTATAATCTCTGGAGCCAGCACGCGGATTTGAACCGTGGACCTACTGATTACGAAGTCTCGTATTTTGTCTCCAAATATGAAGCCTGAAAACACTATCTTATGGAAATAAAATATGTTTATTTTTTATCCGTGCAGCAATACTTGATCAACCTCTGAAAAGCTGTCCGCAAATTGTGGACAATTTTTACAGCGATATGTTCTGGCACGGAATCACTGACAACGCGGAGCGCTGGCGGCGAACTGTGATGTGGGCATAGATTTCTGTCGCTTGCCGATCCGTATGTCCCAACAGTGCCCCGATGGTATCAAGGTCGACCCCGTGATCTTTCAGGAGCGTTGCGAACGTATGCCGGAGCTTATGCAGGGAGAGTTCAGGGTATCCGCCAGCAACAAGGGCCGCTTTTGCAATGTGCGTTATGCTGTCCGGATGTTGCCACTTGTCAAAAATACGGCCCTTTTTCTTTATGCCGAGTGCGACAAGGACCGCCTTGAAAGTGGGGTGCAGAGGATACCAGCGGGAAAGGTTCGATTTTGAAGTGCTGGCGCTTATATAGTACATATCCTTTTCAAAATTGATATTTTCCCACCGGAGCCCCCAAAGTTCAGATCTGCGCCTACCTGAGAATATGTAAGCCGTCAGCAAGCGCCGCTCGTCAATATCAGTAATCCGCTCTAAGAATGCGGCGATCTCTTCCGAGGGGATGAACAAAGGTAGCTCTTTCCGTTCCTTTAATTTTTTATATCCATGAAACGGGTTTGTTTTTAGATAGTTCCAGTCGACGGCCTTGTTCATGACGGCGCTTGCGTGCCGGATGTAGTTGTTGATTGAAACGGGCTTGCATCCTTTGTTTTTTGCTACCAGCAGATCTAGATGCTTTTTAGAGAGGGCAGAAAGAGGAAGGGCGCGGGGAACGACAGCCAAGAGCTTATGCAGGGCAAGCAGGTTAGCTGAAAGCGTTTTCCGTGATTCCACGGCATCCTCCGCCCAATGTTCGTATTCATCTGCAAAATCACCGAACGTCATTTCAATGACAAGCGGAGCTCCGGCAAGGTGTTCGTAATACCGTTTGCGGATCTCCCTGAATCGCGCCATCGCCTCAGTTTTATCTTTGGTCTTGAGGCTGACCCGTTTTCTGTTGACCTCGCAGTACCAATTCTCGCCACGCTTGAATGGATCGCGAAGACTCATTTTTCAAATATCCTGCATATTTCATCAACCCTCTTTTTCCCGGGCTGATAGAGATCAAGGGAGCGCAAAGAGACACGCCACTGTCCACCAGGGGTTTTTCTCGCCTCTATGCGTCCCTCTTTGCAGTACCTACGCATGGTCACGACAGATACGCCGATTTCGCGTGATGCTATAGCCAACGGGATACAAAAGCTCTTTGCGGACATGAGAAACCTCCGCCGCGCAAAGTAGGCGTTTTTCGCCTCTCTGTAAAGTCTTTTGTAGGGAGAATTTAGCCTATTCCTTATTCTCTTTTTCTTCATACTTTTTGCATACGCGCCAAACGAGGTCGGGATATGGAATACCTAAAAATGTTGATATTCCATATGCTTCTCCCATCGTAAGGCGTCTCGGTTTCCCTTGGCTAAGAGGATCTCGAATCCTACGCCAGATTCGGCCGCCATCTTCGCCAAAAAAGCTATTTCCAAAGGTTAAGTGGTTCATGTTTCTTTTTTGTAGTTCCAAAATGACCTCATCAACAAACATACGCTCGAAGTCGTCAAATGATTTTTTCATAGAATCAGTATAAGGAAAAAAACGCCTAGTAAAAGTGCCTCTTTTGTCCTTGACCTCGTGGGCGAAAAACGCCTACAAGTGGCGTATGAAAACGAATGCATACGACCATAGTATCCGGTTCCTGTCCAAAGTTCACAAAAATTACACAACCATGTCAAAATATTTAGGATTAAAGATTAGGGGGTTCAGACAATTACGCAATAAGGAAAGTCCTTCACGTTCCGCACGGATTCGCATCATTTTAGGCGCAAAAGCGACATACCTCCGGCTGCTCATTAGTGAATTGCGCGAAATGGGAGCACTTTCCGACAGGGCACTCAGCAAGGCAAACCGGAGCATTAAAGATAGGCTCAAACAGGATCAGGCGTAACCGGACTATCAGGTCAAGGAGGTTTATACATGGTCATGGTGTCCGAACTTGCGCTTTTGGATCTGAAAGACGCGCTCAAGCTGGCATTGGTGCAAAGCGGAAAGACTCCGCTTGAAGTCGCTCGGGAAATGGGGTGGTCGGCCCACCACGCAAAACAGGTTTTCGGCCTTAACGACTACATCCCCTCGGCGCGGGCTTTTCCGGCCCTGTGCCGCGTTTTGGGAAACGGCATTCTTTCGGACTGGCTTGTGGCAAGCGTCAACACGCTTCCGGCGGGCGGTCATGAAATCGGATGTGATGAGCTTATGATCCGGCTGAATGAGTTCTTTGTTTTGCTCGGCGAGGCATCAAAGGAAGGGCTTGCCGACATAGCGGATATGAAGCTCGAACCAGCGGAGATCCGGGCTATGATCTTGCTGCTGATGAAAAGCGTGTCTCATGGGCTGGAAATGATTTCTGACTTGCGCCTGACGGAGCGCAAACTTGCGGGGCAGTCATGAGGCAGGACATAAGCCCGGACATGGTTGTCCAAGCCCTGCTGCGGGACGGCGTGTTGGGCTTCCGCGACAAGGGCGCGTTCCTGCGTGAAGGGGTTTGCCCCAACTGCCAAAAGAAAAGCCTGTTCGTCCGGAAGGCGGAACCGTGGCAGGTCATGTGCAGCCGGGAAGTGAACTGCGGCTACACTGAAAGCACGAGGAACCTCTTGCCGGAGCTCTTTTCCGAGTTCGCCAAAAAGTACCCCCCGACAGAGGAAAACCCGCGGGCGACGGCGGATGCCTACCTCGGGCTTGACCGCGGGTTCGATCTCGGGCGCATCCGGGGCTGGTATGAACAGGAAACGTACCAGATGCGCGGCTCGGGCAGGATGTTCCCCACGGTGCGCTTTTACCTTGATCCCGCACACAGCCGATATTGGGAAAGGCTCATCGGCGCGACCAAGGCGGACAAGCAGAAAGCGAACTTTGGGGGCAGAAAGAAACAGGACGGCACGCTCTACGCCGGGGATGCCTGGACGCCCTCGGGCCAGACGCTGGAAAAGGGCGACCGTGTTTACATCGTGGAGGGCATCTTTCACGCGATCGCCCTGTTCCTCAAAGGCTACAAGGCGATCGCGTGCCTTTCTTCCGGCAACATCCCCGTCCACGTCTTTGAGGAACACAAAGGAAAGGGCATCGTCTGGACGGTTGCCCTTGACCGGGACACCCTGAAAAAGGACAAGCCCCGGCGTTTCGTTGAGAAGCTGCGGGAGCTGGAGGAAAAGGCCGAGGTATGTATCCCCCCGGACGCCCGGGATTGGGACGATCTCTACCGCGCCGACTGCCTCTCCAAAGAGTTCATGGACGCGGGGCTCTACAGGGGCACGCTCTACCTGTGCGAGACGGCGGACGAAAAGGCGTACCACATATACGTCCACGCCTATCGGAAAAACCGTCTGGCCAAGTTCACCATGGACTTTAGAAATCGGCTCTATTCCGCCGAGGTCAAAGAGGATTTGCAGAAGACCCTTGAAAAGGAAGCGCAGGACGATCCCGAGATGAAGCTGGAGATCCTGCGCACGGAGCACGGGAGGGATATTTTCCGCCTGTGCTGCGACCTCAAGGAAATATCCAACATCCTCCCCACGTTCCTCTACATTGAGAACAACGAAATCTCGGGGGAAAAGTTCTACGTGTTCGAGATCGCCTATGCTTCCGGGATGCCCAAAGAGATCGTCAAGCTGGACGGGCAAGCCCTGATAGACCCGAAGTCCTTTTTCAAGGCCATCATTTCCAAGACCTGCGGCGGCACGTTCACGGGATCGGCGGGAAACCTCAAGTATCTGGTGGACCGCTGGCTCGGTACGCGCATCCCCACCATCGCCTCAGTGCCGTATATCGGCTATGTCCCGAGCCTCGGGGCGTATGTCTTCAATGAGCACGCCTACAGCGCGGGCAAGGAGATCAAGCTCAACGAGTATGAATATTTTGAAATCGGGAAAGCAGGCATCAAAACGACGCTTTCCAATTTCAAGATAGACACGACCGGGGAGTTCAACCCCGGCTGGCTGCACGATTTTTTCAGGGCGTTCCACTGGCAGGGCATGACCGTCCTCGCGTTCTTCCTCGGTTCGCTCTTTGTGCAGCAGATACGGCATGAGCAGAAATCTTTCCCGTTCCTTGAGCTCACCGGGGAACCGGGCGCGGGCAAGTCCACCTTGCTCGAATTTTGCTGGCGGCTGCTCGGACGTGACGAGTACGAGGGGTTTGACCTCTTGAAGGCGACGCAGGCCGGGCGGCGTCGCGCCTTTTCGCAGGTGTCGAACCTTCCTGTGGTCCTCATCGAATCGGACCGCGATAACGGCGAGAAGGACGCCAAGCAGCGCCAGTTCAGTTTCGACGAGATGAAGCCATTCTTTAACGGTCGCGGCACGGGAACGCTCGGCGTGGCCATGCGCGGCACGGGCACGGAGGAACATCTTTTTCAGGGAACCTTGATCATTTCCCAGAACGCGGGCGTGGACGGCTCGGAAGCCCTCCTGCAGCGTATCGTCCACTGCCACGCCGACAAGAAACACCACGTCCCCGGCACGCGGGAGATCGCCCGCTGGTTCGAGCAACAGAAGACGGCCACGGTTGCGGGGTTCCTCCGGGTGGCTCTGAAAAACGAGCGTATGCTGCTGGATACCTACCGGGCGGCCTTTGCGGAGCTTGAAGCCCGCTTTTCCCGTTCCGAGCTGCAAAACGAGCGTATCATCAAGAACCATGCGCAGGTGGCCGCGTGTGGCCATGCGCTGGCTACCCTTTTCCCGGAAAGGGATCGGAGTTTCGTTGAAGGGCTGGACGCCTACATCCTGAGCCGGGCCGTGGAGCGGGAAAGCCGCTTGCGCGCCGATCACCCGCTGGTCGAACAGTTCTGGGATCAGTTCGATTACCTCAACGGGATCGGGCCGGACAGAGGCAGGCCCGACCGCCTGAACCATTCGTCTGATGAGGCGCTTGTCGCCGTCAACCTGAATCACTTTATGGAACTGTCGCGGAGCGCTGGCCAGCCGCTTCTTGACATGCAGAGCCTCAAGAAACTGTTGCCCAACGGCAAGCGTCACAAGTTCATCAACAACCAGAGCGTGAGGAGCAAGCATGACGACCGGATCATCCGGTGTTGGGTCTTCACAAAGAAGTAACTGAGGGAGATTGGCAATGAGCTTGAAGAACCACACAATCAACATGATTGAGCTTACTTTTGGAACAAGCGGCAAGGCGACGGTAGATGAGCTGATTGATACTATGAGGACATCGCCTTTCGGTTCATCACTGATGACGTTCTCTGATGAAGAGGAGAAAACTCTGGGCTGCATCTGCATCGCCGCCGATCCCGTTTTGGCCGTAAAGATTCGTAATCTGGTGAGGGAATATGATGCCGAAGAGGGGGAGTATGAACAAGGAAGCGTTCGTCCGTGCCGTGTCTGCGCGTTGCGGGATTCTCTTGTCTGATGCCCACAACCTTGTCGGCGCATTGCTGGATAGCCTGACGGAAGGACTTGCCGAGGGCGAGCGGTGCCTCCTGCGCGGCGTCGGGACGCTGCACGTCGTCCAGAGGCGGGGTGGCAAGCGCCGCAATCCTCGAACAGGGGAAGGGGTGGAAATCCCGCCCTACAGGGCCGTCCTGTTCCGGCCCTCGCATCGATCCCGTTCCAATCCCTGACCACCCGCGACATACCCCTCTATACGCCCCCTGTCCGCATCCGGCAGGGGGCTTTTTTTGTCTCCCCCCTCATATAAGGAGTAACGGTTAATAAGTAAGTAATACTAGTATATTATATGAAAGTTCTTTTGAGGGGCAAAGAAGGGGCTCGAAAAGTGAAAGGGGGCTTCGGAAAAGCGTTACAACTGTTACAAAAAAATATTTTTATATATAATCTATTCATATAATAGCTAATCCACGGAATCAGCCAACCGTTACAAAACCGTTACAAGGCGTTACTTTGTAACGGTTTTTTGTAACGCTTATGTAACGGTTAGGGTGTTTTGTAATATATTGAATTTGTTTATGTAACGTTTTCACCCCCCATGATGTAACGCTTATGTAACGCTTTTGCTGTTACAAGATAATATGCTGAATTTATTTATGTAACGCCTACATTTTAGCCCCTGTAACGGATGTAACGCTTTTCCGATGCCCCTCCCCATTTTTTCTCTGTTGGGATGCCCTCCCGGGCAGGGGAGGCAAGGCTGCGGGCGGGGGGGGCTGGCCTTGCCAAGTCTGGAAAACGTCGCTATCTTAAAACGCAAGAAGGGCGGCAAGTGTCTCACCACTCACCGCCCCGTGTGGGGCACGTCCCCCGGATTTCGAGAATCCAGTTTTAGCGCCCCGTAGGAACTTCACTTCCTACGGGGCAACTGCGTTAGAGGTTCATGAAATGAACCGCCACAGCCGCAAGAACGGCGGCAAGCCAGGCTGCCAGCACGTCCCGGAGGAAGTGTCTCATGGGGAAAACCTCCTTTCGGGAGGCGGCCCCACAGCCGCAACCTATCCGCGAATACAGAGAAAGGCAATTCCGATTATCACGAGCCCCGGCCATGTTTCCGCATGACCGGGGCTTTTCGTTGACTAGGAGCTTTATTCCGCCTTAGAAGGAGGTTATTCTGATCATAGATTGCCTGATAGGGGGGAAGAAATGAAAGAACTAGAAGTACCTGAATCACCTATGGAGATGGTTTATGCCATTCTTTTTTGTGGGGGATTGTGTGCGCTAGCCTATTGGTTTTACTCTGATGGGGGAAGCTATTGGGCGTTGGGGGGAATGATTGTCTCCGGCTTCTTCTGCGTTCTCGGAATTGGTGAATTTTGTTTCCGTGTGAAAAAGCGGGGGCGTTATTTGAGTGAACAGGAGCAATACGAAGAGGTTGGAAAAGCCATGCTCCGCAAGGGCGCAAAATCTCCCAAGCCCGCAGGAAAGACTACCGCTGGGGAGTATTATGATCCCGATACGGGAGAAATCCTTGAGCTTGCCCCAAAGAAAAAAGCCAAGGCGAGCAAGCCCAAAGCGTCCACAAAGAAGGATTCCTTTTCCTCATGGGAAGATCGGCTTTCCACCGTATGGCATGGGAAAGAGGAAATCGAGTTTGTGTATGAGAAGCGTGACGGGGAGATGAGCCGTCGCCGGGTCACTTTGTACGCTGTGAAAAGCGACGGTGGGGATCGCGTTTATCTGTACGGCTTATGCCATATGCGGAATGAGGAACGGACTTTCAACTTGGATAACATCCCGGGAGAGATAAAGCTGAACGGCGTCATATATGACTTTGGCGAGTTCTTCGACAAGTTAGGCTTAGATCTTGATGAATTATGGTAGCTGCAATGGTTTATGTCGATAACACTTTATAGCAAGGTAGAAGATAAACTAATATTTATATAGTAGTATATAATTATTAAAAAATATTTATTGGAAAAGTTTTTTTGTATGAAAATTATATAATAGGATATTGATATGTTAAAGTATTTAGTTTTTATGATGTTTTTATTTAATAGCTTGTATGCATTTGCTAGCGTCACTGGTATTTCTAATGATGATAAGCAGTATATGATTGAATATATTAATGGAATGTATAATACTATTGAAAATATAAATAAAATAAAAAATAAAAAATATTTATCATGTGATGAATTAATGAATGATTTTAAAAAACAATTATATCTTCCTTCTGAAAAAGAGACTTTAACTATTCTTAATATAATAAATGATATATTGCATTATAGTGTTAGTAAAAACAAGAATAAAATAAAGAGTAAATGTCAAGAATATAAAAAATATATAGAAGTATCTGAAAAAGAAAACAAAGAGAAGATAAAAATTTTAACTACTATTTTAAATGAAAATGATAATATATGTATTAATAATATATTGAAAGATGAAAATACAATAAGAAATATGATTGTTGAAAATATGATTGAACTTCAAGATTTGTATGGATATTACGATCCTGATTCTTTGAAAATAAAAATATTAAAATCAGAGCCTATAGATATTGAAAGTAATAATATAATATATAAAATATATGGTAAATTTAATATAAAAAATAAAATAGGTGGATATGTTGGTTATAAAGATTTTACTGCACTTATACTTACGACAAGTAATAAAGTTTCAAACTTTCAGGAAGAAAACCAGGAGGATTTAGTACGTAGATCTTGTAATAAAGTTGGTGTCAAATTTTAGTGAACCTATTTGATATGATGACTATTCTTTAAAAATTTGTTTCTCTGGGAATGATTTGAATTGTACCCCGCTTGACAGTGTGGGCGTTTTTCGCCTAGTCTGAAATTCCCAATTCTACAAGAGGCGTCTCCGTCGCCTTCGCCATTGCTTCCCCGGCATGGTGTAAAGAGCGGATTTTCTTGTTTCTTGCCACCATTGCATCCTTTTTTCAGGGTGTGGTTAGATATTGGCAAGGCGACGTCCGGGTGTCCGTGAGGCCCCGGAAGCTTCTTGTAGAGCTTGGGAGCGTCGCCTTGCCTTTTTTTGTGTGCGGCGTTTAATCCCAAACTCTACAAGGTGGTCTTATGTCCGCAACCGTTTTCCTGTCCCGCTCCGGCAGGTGCGCCGGGCGCGTCCCGTTGTCCCTTCTCGTTTTCAAGCTCATCCGTTCCGGCGAAGAGGCCGCCGCGCAAGCGCTCCAAGAGTTGCCCTTGCCGTTCCAGTGCCGCCGCGTGTGGTGGTTGCTGTCCGGCAACAAGCTGTCTGTGGAGGTGTGAGCATGGCTACCTACCGCACGATCCGCATGGCGTTCTGGTCCGATCCCTACATCGAAACCCTGAGCGCGTCCGAAAAGCTCCTGTACCTCTATCTGTTCTCCTGCCCCCACACCAACAACCTCGGGCTGCTGGCGGTGTCGCGCCGTCGCATGGCCTACGACACCGGGCTGACGGAAGAGGCGGTCGACGCCGCCCTTGCCGGATTCGAGCGCGACGGCAAGATCGCCACGGACGGCGACGCCGTGTGGGTCTGCCACTTCATCCGCCACCAGTGCAGCACCAGCCCCAAGATCCTCGTCTCGCTCCGTTCCCTGTTCCCCACGGTCGAGTCCGCGAAAATCCGCAAGGCGATCCTTGCCCTCTATCCGCACCTGCTCGGGGCCGCGCCGTTCCCCGCCGATAGGGTATCGGTAGGCTTTCGGGAATCGGAACAGGAAAGGGAAAAAGAAGATCGGATCGGGACGGATGGATTTTTTATTCCTGTGGAGATGCTGGAAGACCTGCAGCGCGACTTCCCGGACGTTGACGTACAGGCCGAGATAACCCGCATCCGTAAGTGGCAAGCCGAAAAGCGCACGCCGATCCGCAACGTCTGGCGGTTCCTGCGGACGTGGCTTTCCAATGCGGAGACGGGGAAGCGTCCCGGCCCGGAACAGAGGGCGGAAAAGCCCGTCTCCGTTGCCGTCCCGCAGCCCCGTATGGAAGCCTTCCCGCCGTCGCCGGAAGCCCTCGCCGAGAACTGGGATCGCGGCCTCGCATGGTGCAGCCGCATCCTGAACCGTGGGAGGGTGGCGGCATGATCCATACATGGACGACACCCGAACCCGTGACATACACGACGCCGGAAGAGGCGGCACGCGGCCTTGAGCGGCTTCTGGACGATCTGGCGGACACGCGGGGGACATGCGTTGCGGCCTTGGCGAACCTGCGGGGAGGGCTTGCGGCCCATGACCCCGCCCGCCTCGCGCTGGCGGCTGAGGCGCTTTCCGCCGTCAGCCTTGAATTGGCCTATTGTTCCGGCGACGCGGCCCGCATGGGCGCGGCCCTGACCCTGTGCGGCGAAGAGGAGGGCGGTTATGCACAATGAAGATGTTGACCCGATCGCGGGATTGTACGAAAGCGCGGGCTCGCTGCGCGAACTGGCGGAGATGTACCGGGATGAGCGGGGCGGATTGTCTTCGCTTCTCCTCCTGATTGCCGACAACGTGACCCGGTGCGCGGGGAAGCTGGAATGCGAAGAAGAAAGTATGGAGAAAAATCCATATCAGGATTGACAGTATGGAGAAAAATCCATACTATGCTTTTCAGGAGGTGAGATGAAACGAGCCGACATACTGAGACTGTTGGCAAAGGCCGGATGCGAGTTCCGCGAGGGCGGGCGGCATACGCTGGTGTACAAAGACGGCGTTCTCGTGACGGAGGTTCCAAGGCATAAGGAAGTCAACGAAATCCTGAGCAAGAAAATCCTCAGAGACTGCGGCGTCAAGAAATGAAAACAGGGGGGCGGAAGCCCCCCGGAGGAACATATATGGCAAAATATTATTATGCGGCGTTCATCCCGGACGCGGAGAGCGGCTTTTCCATTTTTTGCCCGGACTTCCCCGAAGTGGCATCGCAGGGCGAAACCGTGGAGGAGTGCATGGACATGGCGGCGGAAGCCCTTGCCCTGACCGTGGAGGAGTACGCCAAGGCCCGCAAACCCTTGCCTGAGCCGTGCGGACTTGAAGAAGCCCGCCGCAGGATTGAAAAGGAACTTGCCGAGCTGGAGGTGGAAGCCGCCGGGGAAATCCTCTATCAGCTCATCCCCGCCCCGAGCGTGGATCTGACCCCGGTCAAGATTTCCCTGAGCATCGCCAAGTCCGTTCTGGAAAGCATCGACGCGAAGGCGGCGCGCTCCGGCATGACCCGCTCGGGGTTCATGGCGGCGGCGGCTCAGGCGTATGACGCACAGCGCCCCGGCGCTTCCTGCTGACGCAAAACGGCCCCGCATCATGCCGATGCGGGGCCGTCTCCTACGCCATGCCCTCAAAGAGGAGCTGTACCTGTTTTCGTGAGTTCGTTTTCCTCAGCTTCTCCCGGATCGGTTTCGGGAGGTCAAAGGCCGAGGGCGACAGCGTGTGGCTGTAGGCCAGCGTCGAGACGAAGCTGTGGGCGCATTCCGGATTGAGGCAGACGCAGTACAGCCGTGAAAGGATATTTGAAATTTCCGTGCGGGATGAAATGGTGCAGATGTGCCCACATGCCGGACAGTAAACTCTCATGATTTCCCCCTGAATCGTTGGTAAGTATAGGGGGATTCTGCCTAACTCGCTACTGATTTTCTTCCCCTTGCGTATCCGTAAACCCGATATGCAGGGCGGGCGGCAGCGCCTCGTTGATCTCGAGCAGGACTTCCCGGATCGGCATGACCTCGTTGCGGAAATACACGGCGTCGATCTTGGTGATGTCCCCGAACCCCGTCATGTTCTGCGGGATGATCGAGGCCATCGCGGGCGGGATGCGGTGCGCGGCTATGATGTCGTCGCGGCTGATGCTCTTGATCCGTTCGAGTTCGTCCTTGGTGGAGAAGTCCCCCACGGGGACGATCTGCACGTCCTTTTCCCGTCCGTTCGGGATGTGCAGGAACATATTCCGGAAGTTGCCGACGCCACGGGCGTTCTGTATGGCGTTCTTGATCGCGTCCTGCTGCGCCTGCTCAAGCTGCGCGCTCGAAGAGTAGAAGATATACCCGACATGCGCGCCGTTCTTGTAGTAACGCCGCCGGAAAAGGGTAGCGTCCTCGTTGAGCAGCATGGACTGGATCGCGCCGAGGTAGCCGGGCAAGCCGTAGATTGTCTGGCTCACGTCATAGTTTTTCAGGTGCAGCACCTCGCCCGGCCCGAACTCGTGGAACTGCCCGGAAGGGAGCAGGAGCCCGTACCTGTCCGGCTCCTTCATCCGGCGCATGTTGATCGCGGGCAGGTGCCGCATCCTTGCCACTTCCCCGAGCCAGTTCCGCGAAAGGAGCAGATAGGCGTTGGCGAAGACCATATAGTCCGTGGCCACGGCGTGCATGTCCCGGCGTGTGAGGGCTGCGGACGCCCGGAACCCGCGCATGGCCATGTTCGTTTTGAACTCAAGGATCGGCCCGTGGTAGGCGTTGGCCCGCAAAAGCCGCGCCAGCCCCGACCACGGGACGGGCGTTGCGTAGTACCGCCCGTTGTCGAGGAGCCAGACGCCCAGATACTCATACACGGCCCCGCTCAGGACGGGCTCCGGATCGCCGAAGCAGAACGCCAGCGGCGCAGGTTTCTTTTTTCCCATGTTTTCCCCTTATTGGATGAAGACGACGCAGCCGCCTTTCGGCTTGCCGATGGGCTCCGCCGCCAGCGCGTGCATGATTGCCCAGGCGACGTCAGCGTGCCCCGTGGCGCTGGTGCGGGAGGCCGAGTAGGAGATCTGCCCGCTGTCCGTGACGCCCTGCCGGATGGTGAGGAAGGCGTGGGCAATGTCGTTCTGCCCCGCGTCCCACTTGAGGCGGTGCGCCTCTATGAGTTCCTTTGCCTTCAGCACGAGTTGGGTCTTGAGCTGCACGGAGTAGTTGATCGGCGTCGCCAGCGGGAAGAAGGCGCGGATCTGCTCGAACACGCCGATGCCCGGCCCGGTGACGTCGACCCCGATATGCCGGAAGTTGTAGCGCCCGACCAATTCCCGGATGCGCTCGGCTTGCCAGATGTAGGACTTGTCCAGCCACTTGTAGCGGGCGACCACGCGGTGCTCGCCGCCCTCTTTGAGCGGCGGGGCCACGATGACGAAAGAGGCGTCGTCCCTGCTGCGCGAGGGGTCATAGCCGCCCCACACGGGGAGGTTCCCGAGCGGGCGGTCCGCCGTGGGGTTGAAGTCCGGCCATGCGTCCGTGTCCGCGTAGCAGGTTTCCAGATCCGCCAGCCTGAACACGGACTGCGTGTCGTCCACGAACTCGCACAGGAACAGGTTCCGGAACTCGTCGGCGCTGTATTCGAGCTTGAGGCTTTCCAGATCGAAGAGGTCGCACCCGCCCGCGATCGCGTCCTCAAGCGTGATGACCTTCCGGTAGAAGGTGTCCGGGCAGAGTGCGCCTTTCCGCAGTTCCTTGGATGAAGGGAACGCGGCCCGTTTCGCCTTGAAGCGTTTCTGGAAGCGTTCGCCCGTCCAGAGGTCATAGGCTTGGTGCGCCACGGCGGACGGGGTGGAGAAGAGGGTCCGCCGCCATTTCTTGTGGGAGGCCATGCCGGACGCGACTTTGTACAGCTCGTTGAAACCCTGAATCCAGAAGCACTCGTCAATGTAGACATGCCCGTGGTAGCTCTGGGCGCTCTTGCTGTTGTTGCTCAGGAAGTACAGGGTAGCCTGCCCCTTCGCCGTATTGAGCACCAGCGGGTTGCCCTTCAGATCTATGTTGAATTTCTCTTTCGCCAGCGCGACGATGTATGAGCGGAACACCTCCGCCTGTGCCCGCGTAGCCGACAGGAAGATCTGGTTGTCGCCCGTGAGACAGGCATCCTCGAACGCCTCTTGCGCGAAAAACCAGGTGAAGCCGATCTGACGGCTCTTGAGGAAAAAGCGGTTCCGGTGCCATTTCGTTTCCAACAGCTCGCGCTGGTACGGGAAAAACCGCTTGTGGAACGCCTCGGCAAAGTCGTCCTCGGTGAGCCGGGACACGTCGTTTTTCACGGCGGCTTTTTTCTTCCCCTTCCGTTCCTTCTCTCCGGACGCGCCGGGCGGGGAACCTTCCGCGCTCCTTCCCTCCCTCGCCTCTTTCTCCCTGAGCCTGAGCCTTTGTAGCCGCTCAAGCGTGCCCACCAGCGTGTCCACTTCCTTGAGGTCGCGGGGGCTCTTGTCTTCCCGCTCAAGCAAGAGCGCGAGACGGCGGGAGGCGGCTTCCTCCGCGCCCTCATGCGACAGCAGGTCATCCCAACGCCCCGAATCCGCCCAATTGTAGAGCGTCCGCACGGGGACGGACAGCATGTCCGCGATCTCGCTCACGGCATAGCGCCGCAGGTAGAGCGAGCGCGCCGCCGTCCTGATTTCATCCGGCCAGTTCTTGTTACCCATGCCCGCCAGGATACACGCCCGCCGCCGTTCCGCCATGCACGGGAAATCCTAAAAGGCCGAAATAGGACGGGCTTTTCTTGCGCGTCGGCTGGCCTCGGCTATGCTTGCCCCATGAGCAAGCTGCAAACCGAATTTGTGAAGATCGCCCAATCGGGCGCGTGCGTGGACGGGCGGGAGATCAAAGGCCAGTGGCTTCTGGATATGGCCGAGACGTACAGCCCGGGCACCTACACGGCGCTGATCTGGCCCGACCACCAGCGCTGGCAAGGTAACTTCGGGACGGTGACGGAGCTGCGCGCCGAAGAGGAGGGCGGGGTGGTGAGCCTGTTCGCCCGGCTCAACCCGAACGAACGCTACGCCTACGTCAACGAACAGCGCCAGAAACTTTTTTTCAGCATTGAAGTTGCGGAAGACTTCGCAAAAACGGGCAAGGCGTACCTCGTCGGGCTCGGCATCACCGATCAGCCAGCCAGCCTCGGCACAAGCAAAATGCAGTTTTCCGCCGAGTCCGGGGATTGCTCCGTGTTCCCCGGCGTTGAGCTGTTCGCGTGCGGCGGGGCGTTGACGCCCGAAGAGGTCGGGTTTTTCCGCAGGTTCCTTGCTCACTTCAAAACCGAACCGAAACCTGAAACCAAGGAAGAACCGATGGACAAGGAACAGTACGCCGCCCTTATGGAACGGCTCGGCAAGCTGGAAGAGGCGGTGGGCACGTTCGCCGCCAAGCCCGAACCGCAGGGAGAGGAACCCGCAAAGGCTTCTCCGGAGGCGGCCGCCCCGGATCAGTACGCCGCCCTGATGGGCAAGGTTGACGAGCTGGCCGCGGGCTTCTCCGCGCTCGCGTCGCGCCTTGAAGCCGCCAAGCCCGGGGCGGTCATCCCCGATACCACCACACCCGCGGACGACGCGGCCATCCTGTAGAGGCGCCATGAAGACACATACGAGACAGCGGTTCAACGCGCTTCTGCACGGCCTCGCCAAGGGATACGGCGTTGAGGACGTCTCCCGGCAGTTCACGATTGAGCCCACGATCCAACAGCGGCTGCAGGACAAGATCGTCGAGCAGTCCACGTTCCTCCCCAAGATCAACGTCATCACCGTTGACGAGCTTTCCGGGGAAAACATCCTCGGCAGCGCTTCCGGCCCCGTCTCCGGACGCACGGACACCAGCAAGGACGGCAATGAACGCACGCCCCGCGACGTGTTGGGGCTGGCGTCCTACAAGTACCAGCTTTACCAGACCAATTCCGATGTGTTCATGCGCTACGCGACGATGGACGCCTGGGCGAAGTTCCCGGATATGCCGGAACGCTACGCCCGTTACGTACAGGCGCGCATTGCCAACGACCGTGAGCTGATCGGCTGGTACGGGACGAGCGCGGCGGCTGATACCGATCTTGAAACCAACCCCTTGTTGCAGGACGTCAACATCGGCTGGTTGCAGTACGTCCGGGCGAACCGCCCGGAAGCCATCCTCGCCGAGGGCGCGGCCAGCGGGGAAATCCGTATCGGCCCGGAAGCCGGGGCGGACTACGCCAACCTTGACGTGGCGGTCAACGACCTTGTCCTCGGCATCCCCGAGTATATGCGTTCCGGCCTCGTCGCGCTCATCGGCGCGGAGCTGATCGCCCGCGAAAAGTCCGCGCTCTATGCGGCCATGTCCGGCACGCCCACGGAAAAGGCGGCGCTCAACGGCAGCCTGACCACGTTCGGCGGCCTCACCTGGGAAACGCCCTCGAACTTCCCGGCCCGCGGCCTTGTGGTGACGAGCTACGACAACCTTTCGATCTACATGCAGGACGGGAGCTGGCGCCGGAACATCAAAGACGCCCCGGAAAAGGACAGGGTGGAGGACTACAACAGCCGCAACGAGGGCTATGTGGTCGAAACGCCGGAAAAGTTCGCGGCCCTTGAGTTCGGGAACGTCGTTTTCTACGGCGAGAAGACCTGGAAGGCCGCGGCATGAGCCTGATGCTTTCCTACCAGAAGGCGATCCGGGCTGCGCGTGCGGCGGGGCGGAAGGTGGAACGTTCCGCCGTTCCCTCCCCCGCTGCGGGCAAGTCGCTCCTCGCGGAACGCCAGCGGGACGCGCTGGTCGCTTCCGGGCTTGCCGAGGATCTGGAAGCCCTGCACGGCGTCGTGTCCATCGACCGGAAGATCGCCATCAAGCGGGACACCCTGATCCCGAAGTACGCCGGATATGTGGCGCGGCTCCGGGAAGAGGGGCGGCCCCATGAGCTGGTCGGCTACTTCCTCGTCTGGCTGTTCGACTGCGGGCTCATCGAGCGGGCCCTTGATCTTGCGGGCTGGTGCGCCGAGCACGGGCAGGGGCTTCCCGAGCGCTTCAAGGCATCGCTTCCCGCGTTCGTCGCCCGGCAGATCCTCGACTGGTCGCAGCAGGCGTTCGACGAGGGCGCGAGCCCCGAGCCGTTCTTTTCGCAAGTCTATGCCCGCCTGTTCGATCCCGATCCGGCGCTGGCGTGGGACGTCCACGACGATGTGGCCGCCCAATTCCTCCGGCTGCGCGGGCTCATGCTCGAACGGGCCGGGGACGTCCCCGGGGCCGTGGCCGAACTGGAAAAGGCCCTTGCCAGGGGCGCGAAAGTCAAAACCGCGCTGGACAAGCTGAAAAAGAAGTCCGGCGCGTAAGTCCACCACCCCCCGCCCCCGCCTTTCCCGGGCTTTCAGGCCGTGGCCTCGTCACGCTCAGGGAAAGGCCGGGGGCCATAAGGATCGCCATGTCGTTCAATGCCATGACCACACAGGAAAAGCCGGATCGCGTCATCGCCAATGACGGCTTTTTCCCGGAACTGTCCTTGCGCACGTTCCTTGACCTCTACCGTTTGCCCGGCGAATACGCCGCGGATCTGGTGGCCGATCACCTTTCGCTGGCCGTGGTCTGGGCAAACCGCCAGCTTGAGGCGTGGAAAGCGGAGCGGAAGGGGGAGGGCTGCTCAACCCTTGGCGACGTGCCGCTGCACGGCGTCCCCGGGGCGTCGCTCGTCGTCTATCAGCGGGCCGTTTTTTGCCAGGCCAAGGGGATGCTGCTGGCGCAGTTCCGCACGGTCGAGCGCCGGGAGGCGGCCAACAACGACGCCAAGGAAGGCCGCGAGACGGCGGACGTCTTTTTCGCCTTTGCCCACGATGCGCTTGCCGATCTGCTCGGCGCTGGCCGCGTGGACATAGCGCTGATCTGAAGAGGGGGAAACATGCGGAAGCTGCAGGCCCTTGTCCGGCATATCCTGACGGAGACCGGGATTTCCCGCGAGAACGTAGCCGCGTTCCTCGATCAGGGCGCGGTCGTGCTCACCGGGCGGAACCTCGGGCACGGCGTTGAGGTGTGCGTCCTCAAATATGACGGCGTGATCGATATCGAGCGCTCGGACTATGACGGGATCGCATTGCTGGCGCTGGTGTCGGGCTGGCTCCAGAGCCACGACCCCGACCGGGACGGCCTCGAAGATCCGGAGGTGAACGCCGCGGTCAATGACCTTTCCACAACGGACGTCCAGATCGCGGTGGAATTTCAGGAGCGGATCGAAATCATCCCGGATGAGTGCGGGCCGATCACGTTCGCCGGGAAGCGCTGGCGCGTGGCTCCTGTCCCGGTCGACGTGGCCGAGCGCGTGGACGGCATGAGCGGTGGCATCCGGTGAAGCTGGACGTTGAGATCCGGGGCGTTGAAACCCTGTGCCGGCAGCTTGAGGCACTGACATCCGATTCTCAGGATCGCCGGGCGTTAGCCCGCAGGATGGGGCGGAAGGCTCTTACGCTGGCCCGCCGCCGGGTCAGGAAGCAGAAGAATCTCGACGGAACCCCTTTTGCGCCGCGCAAGGACAAGCGCAACAAGCGCAAGCTGTTGGAATGGATTTACAGCCGTGGCGTCGTGTATGGCCGGGACGACGGAGCAAAGGTGACGTTCCGGGGCAAGGCCGCGGAGTTCGCCTTTCAGCAACAGTTCGGGGTGGGGCGCGACTGGACGCCGGGGGAAATCCGAAAAGCCCGGGGGACGCCTGACTATCAAAAATCGGCAAGCCGGGGGCAAGCGCAGGAATTGCTCCGGCTCGGCTACAGGGCCGGAAGCAAAAAAACGGGGTGGCGCATCGTTTCCGTGCCGTGGATTGAAAAGAACATGACGTTCGGGACGGCTGGAAGCTTGATCGCTCTGTTGGCGAAAAAGCCCCCGGCGGCAAGCTGGCGGGATTCGCCGCCCGCCCGCGTCGCGCTCGGCGTGACGGATAAGGAAGCGGAAAAGCTGCTGGAACAGGTGGCGAAAGAATCACTCAAGCGTTTGCAAGCAAAGGGGACTCTATGAGCATCGGCAAAGTGCAGATCAACAATCTCAACCTTTCGCAGGGAGAGATCACGGCGGTGGAAAACCACCTGCTGTTTGTCGGATCGGGGAAGGGCGACAAGGTAGGGAAGCTCCTCACGGTGAACACGGACAGCGACCTGTCCGGCGTCCTTGCCGGGGCTGACGGCTTGCTGGCTCAGGTGACGGCGGCCCGGGACAACGGGGGCCAGAACTGGTCGGCGTCCGTCATGCTGTACGACGCCGAGGGCGGCGGGATCGCCTCGTGGTCCGACGCCGTGGACGAGGCTATGGAGCTGGCCAAGGTCGAGGGCGTCGTCCTGACGGAGCCCCTTTCCGCCGTTTCCGACATTGAAGCCATGCAAGCCAAGAGTGAGCGGATCATGGCCAAATACATGCGGCCCGTGTGGTTCGCCGGGCGTGCCCCGGCGTTCGACGCCGATTCCCAGAGTTGGGAGGAGTACGCCACGGCGATCAAGCCTCTGACCGCGGATGTGGCCGCGGACGCCTGCCTCGTCACGCCGACGATCTGGGGGCCGGAGCTCGGGACGCTCATGGGCCGCCTGTGCAATGCCGCCGTGACCGTTGCCGATTCCCCGATGCGCGTTGCAACCGGGGCTCTTGTGGGCTCCTGGACGGAACGCCCGGCCGACAAGTCCGGGCGGCGGCTCGACATGAGCGTCCTTGAAGGCCTCGACAAGGCGCGGTTCTCAGTTCCTCAGTGGTACCCCGACTATGAGGGCATGTATTGGGCGGACGGCAACGTGCTGGACGTGAACGGCGGGGATTTTCAGGTCATCGAAAACGTGCGCGTGATCATGAAGGCCATGCGGCGCGTCTATCCGCTGGCCGTGGCCCGCATCGCGGATCGCCGCTTCAATTCCACGCCCGCCAGCATCGCGCAGAACAAGACGTATTTCATGCGGCCCCTGCGGGAAATGTCCCGTTGCGTGACCATCCTCGGGCAGACCTTCCCCGGTGAGATCTATCCGCCCGAAGACGGCGACATAACGGTGAGCTGGCCCTCCCGTACCAGCGTCGAGCTGTACATGGCGGTCCGGCCCTACAACTGCCCGAAAAAGATCACCTGCAATCTTTTCCTCGATCTCAACAACTACGCGGCATAGGTGAACCATGCAGAGACTCAGCGGCAAAAGTTTCGACGTCACGCTCGGCGACCTCAAGCTCCACATTGAGAAAGCCTCCCTCGACATCGAAGACGGATCGGAAGTGGCCAAGACGGGCGGCGTCCCCAACGGATGGGTCGACGGCGAGGTTTCCGCCAGCGGCGAGATCGAGCTGGACGGCGAGAACGTGAAGATCCTTTCGGAGGCTGCGCGCAACGCGGGCTCCTTCCGCGGCCTCCCGGAGTTCGACCTTCTGTTCTACGGCTCCACCGGGGACGGCGCGGAGATGAAGGTGGAGGCGTTCGGCTGCAAGCTGAAAGTCTCGAAGCTCCTCGACGTCGACGGCAAGGGCGGGGAAAAGCATATCACCACCATCCCCTACATCGTGACGAGCCCGGACTTTGTGCGCATCAACGGAACCCCCTACCTCAAGCCCGAAGAAACGGAGGAACTGTAATGGAACAGGACATGCTGACCACAAGCGAGCCCTTTGATCCGGTTATGGCCGTCTATGACGGAGCCCTTGCGATTAAAGATGTGGCCGCGGGGCTTGAAGGGGATCGGCCTGGTGCCGCGGCCGCGCTGCGCATGATTGCCTGGCACCTGAAAACGGCGGCGGAACTGTTTGACGATGAAGCGTCGGACAGGGACCGCGAATCCCCACAGGGCGGCCCCTCGCCGTCTCCGGACGGAACGCAGGCGCATACCCATGCGATCCCCACGCTTTCCCTTTCTGAGATGCCCCCGCATACCCATGCCATACATTCGCCTTCATTCGGGGCGGCTCAGGGGAGGAACGCCAATGGCTGATTTCTCCACGGCGCACGCTCCGGTGGCGGTATGGGAAGGCGGCTACGGCAACCATCCGGCTGATCGCGGCGGGGAAACCCTGTGCGGCATCGCCCGCGGGTGCCACCCCGATCTCGCGCTCTGGAAGCTGGTTGACGCCGAAAAGGATCACCCCTCGTTCCGCCAGGGCAGCGCCGCCTTTACCCGGCACCTGCGCCAGATCCCCGGACTTCTTGAGCAGGTGACGGCGTTTTACCGCGGTCTGTTCCATTCGCTAGGTCTGGACTCGGAGGACATGCCGCAAGAGCTGGCGAACGAAATCTATGAGCAGGTCGTCAACCTGGGGCAGGGCGGGCACACGCGCTACCTGCAACGGATCTGCAACGCCTTTAACTACAACCGGAAGACGGGGACGCGCCTGTTCCATGACCTGAAAGAGGACGGCGCGCTCGGGACGCTCACCCGCGCCGCCCTGCGCGTACTCATCGAAAAGCGCACCACGCAGGCCGTGCTGATCCACGCCCTGAACGGGGCGCAGGCCATGCACTACATCAACCTTGCGGCCGGAAACGAGACGCAGCGCTGCTTCCTCGACGGCTGGCTTACCCGAACCTATGACCCGGAGGCTGTTTGATGGAAACCCAATTTTTCAACGCGCTTGCCCAGTTTGTGGGTGAAAACTGGGCGGGGTTTATCGTAGCGGCCTGCATCGCCGTGTGTGCTCTGGCGCAGACGCTCATGGCCCCGCCGACTGAATCCAGTTCCGCCATCTACAAGATCATCTACGCCGTGACCGCAAAATTCGGCGGGAACTTCGGGAAGGCCAGGAACGCCGTTCCCGGCAATACGGGGAAATGATGTGGCCGGGGCTGAACTGCTCGCCGCGCTGCTCAGGTGGGCGGCATGGCTGCGGGAAGGTCTGGCCGTGGTTCGCCGCCGTCTTTTCCGTGCTCGTGTTGCTGACGATCCTGTCGGCGTGCTCATCGGGCAGCTTGGGGGAAAGGGCGGCGCGTCCCGTCCTGCCGAGCCTGACCCGGGCGACGGTGAACGGCGTTCCCGGCGTGTGGATGGATGAGCGGGACGCGGGGACGCTGGCGCTGTGGATCGAAGAGGTGAGCCCGTGAGGTTGGAACAACTGCTCGAGGTGTTCGGCTCCTATGTCTGGCCGTTGCTGGTGGGGGCGTTCCTCTACCTGCACCGGATGGGCAGGCGCAACGAGCGCGAACTGTCCGATCTCAGGGTGTACGTGGCCAAGAATTACAACAACAAGGAAGAGCTGAAAAACTTGTTCAACAACCTGCAGCAACACTTCGATACGCGGATTGAAGACGTCAAACAGCTCATCATCAAAAAGGGGCAGTAATGCAGAAAACGATCAGGCTCTCCATCAATGGAACCGACCTTGCTTTCGACGTGACCACGGAACTGTACAACAAGTACGTCAACGAAATGATGCCCAACAACAAGGTGGCCCCGGCCCATAACTTCGCCATGCGGTGCGTGGCGGACGGCTCGCGGGAAGACCTGAAAAGCCTTCTGGAGCTTCCCGGCGCGGCCATCCAGATCGCGGGGGCGTTGGTCGACGAGTTCATGCCGGATCTGTCCATCGAATTGGGAAAGTAGCGGAGCGGGCGGAAAAGCTGCGGGAGAACGGCCTGGGCATGTGCCTTGCGCTTTCCCACAAGTGGTTTCCGTCCCGCGCCGTTGATCTGGACAGCATGGCCGAGGCCGTTTTTCTGGAAACGGACTATTGGGAAAAGATGCAGATCGCCGTGGCGAACGGCATAGCGAAAGCCTTTAGGGGGGCGTAGTGGCTACCAAGCTCGAAAAGCTCATGTTCCGGATTGGCGTCAAGGATGACGCTTCCGGTCCTGTGGGCAAGCTCCAGAAGGCGCTGCGCTCGACCTCCCGCATGTCGAAACAGGCATGGGGGCAGCTCGCGGGCGGGGCCATGACCGTGGCGGGGGCGGGGCTTGCGCTTGAGGGCATGGTCTCCCCGGCGCTCGACCTGAACCGCGCCCTTGCCGACGTGTCGTCTCTCGACGTTGACGCCAAGGGGCTCAAGTTGCTGGACGCCACGGCCAAGCAGTATGCCATGAGCTACGGCGGGACGGCGGCGGAGTTCGTCGCCTCTTCCTACGCGATCCAGTCGGGCATCGCGGGGCTGGACGCCTCACAGCTTGCGGACTTTACCCGCGCCTCAAACGTGCTGGCCAAGGCCACGAAAGCGGACGCGGCCACCATGACCAACTACGCCGGGACTATGTACGGCATTTTCAAGCAACAGGCCGACGCGCAGGGCAAGTCCTCGTGGATTGAGGACGTGGCCGGGAAGTCCGCCTACGCCATCCAGATTTTCAAGACCAGCGGCACGGAAATGTCGGCGGCGTTCACGGCGCTTGGAGCCAACGCGACGAGCTCGGGGATCAAGCTTGAGGAGCAGATGGCCATCCTCGGCAAGCTGCAAGCCACCATGAGCGGCTCGGAGGCCGGGACGAAGTACAAGGCGTTCCTTGCGGGCGTGGGGCAAGCCCAGAAGGAGCTCGGGCTGAAGTTCACTGACGGGCAGGGCCGGATGCTTCCCGTTTTGCAGATACTCGACAAGCTCAAGAAGAAATACGGCTCGCTCGACGTCCTAGCCGACTCCGACCTCATCAAAAAGGCCTTCGGTTCGGATGAAGCCGTATCCATGCTCAAGCTGCTCATACAGGACACGGGCGGGCTGGCCGACAACATCAAGGCGCTGGAAGACATCAAGGGCATGGGGAAGGCGGAGGCTATGGCCCGGAAGATGGTCGATCCCTTCCACAAGCTGAACGCCGCGCTCAACACGGTGTCGGCGGCATGGTGGCAGAAGCTCCTCCCGCCCGTGAACGATGCGGTCGAGGTTTTCAACCGCTTCATGGGCAAGGTGCTGTGGTTCATCGACACCTTCCCGAACATCACGCGCCAGCTTGGGTACGTCGCGCTTACGGTTTCCCTTTCCGCCGTGGCGTTCGGGCTGTTCAATGTGGTTGCCGGACTCGCCAAGCTCGGCGTTCTCGGGCTGTTCAATCCATTCAGTAAACTTATTGGCTTCCTCTTTGGAACAAAGGCCGCTGGCACGGGTGCCGCTGGAGGCGTGGGAGGCCTTGTGAATATATTCGGAGCACTCAAAAAGGCTTGGTTGCTGTTCAACTCAGCCATACTTGGAACCCCTGTCGGGTGGATACTTATTGGGCTCATCGCTGTCATTGCGGCGTTGGCCATCAATTGGGAGGACTTCAAAAAGAATTTTGGGGATACGGCGTTCGGTTCCGCAGTAATCCAGATGGTGCAGGACGTTTGTGCATGGTGGGATCGCCTGACGAATGCCTTTTCGGAAGGAAGCTGGTCGAAAATCTTCATTGAGATCATCAACGCCGTGACAGCGCCTTTGCGGAAGTTCCTGGAGCTGGTCGGGTGGGCGCTGGAAAAGGTCGGGCTCATCGACAAGGATTCCAGCTTTTACGGTATGACGAAGCCGCTGGATGAGAAGGCGTTTGAGACTGTGGGCAAGGTCGCTGGTGGCTTGGAAATGCAGACGCCTGATTATCTTTCGGGGATGCCGGGAACCTATTCCCCACTTCCCCAAGGATACACCCCTCCGGAGAAGCCCAAGACCACGGGAGGGACTCATTCTTGGTTCCGGATGCAAACCCCTGACTACACGATGGGGGTACCCTCGGGTTCCGCCGCCCTGTCTCCGGATAGGGGGATTCCGCAAAAACTGGTCCCCACTTTCCAAGGGATGCAGTATGGGAGCGGGCTGACTGCGACCGCGGGCGTACTCAACAGGCAAGGGCAGACTCCGGCCCCGTCTCCTGCCATCGCTTCATTGAATGCCCCGCGCACGCTGGACGTGCCGCGCGGGGGCATCATGCGGAGCATCACCAACACGACCAACAGCAATACCAACAACCAGAATCAGACCGTCAACATCGGCAGCCAGAACTTTACCATCGAAGGCGAGATCAAAGACGAGAAGCTCCGCGAATATATAGAACTGGGCATAATGTGATGAAGTACATCGACCTCTTGATCAGCAATGACGACCTGACGCCGGACGCCGGGGGCATCCCCGAGAAGATAGCGGACCGGGCGTCCATCGCTCAGGACTTGGTGCATATGATCCGTGAGTCCGGGCTGTTGACGGAAATGCTGGCGAACCGCGACGCGGGAGCGCGGCGGCTCAACATGATCAAGATCACGCTGGCCGTGGATGATGACGAGCGGATTGTTCCCGGCACGGCGGAAATCACCGAGACGAGCCTCGGGACATACCTTTTGACGGCGGAAACGGTCGACTACGGCCCGCTGTCCATGACTTTGGAGGCGTAGGCATGGCGGAGAAACCCGATCAGCTTTTCGAGACGATGCTGAAGGAAGCGGGCGTACCGACCACGGAAGCCGCCATGAAAGCGGAGTGGGACGCCATCAACGCGGCGGAAGGTTCGCAGATTACGAATAACTCGGCGTGGTCCCCTTTCTGGCGGCTCATTTCCGCCATCGTGACCGCCCCGGCCTTGTGGCTGGTTCGGCTCCTCATCCGTGATGCCCTGCCCAACGTGTTCTTGAAATTCGCGTCCGGGAGCTATCTGGACGTGTACGCCTGGGGCGTCGAGCTGGAGCGGAAGCCCGCCGCCCATGCCGAGGGCGTGGTGCTCTTCACGCGGGCGTCGGCGTCCGGGAGCCTGACCATCCCCCGGGGCACGGCCGTTGAAAGCCCGGCAATCAACGGGGTGGTGCATCGCGTGCTCACCAAGGCGGACGCCGTCATTCCTGACGGGCAGCTCGGGCTTGAAGTCCCCGTCCGGGCGGAAGAGGCCGGAACCGCCGCCAACCTCGGGCCGGGCTATTATTCCGTGCTTCCCGAACCCGTGCCGGGCATCGCCTCCGTGACCAACCGCGACGCATGGCTGACGTCGCCGGGAGCCGACGAAGAGGACGACGAGTCCCTGCGGCTGCGCGCCCGCAATCAGTTTCAGGCCGTGGGGCAGTACCACCATGACGCCGGATACCGCGCCGTGGTGACGGCGTTCGCGGGCGTCCGGACGGACTACATCTTTTTCGAGAAGGACGGCCCGCGCGGGCCGGGGACGGCAAACGGCTACATCATGATCGATTCGGGCATCCCGCCGGACGATCTGATCCAAAGTATCAACGCGCATATCCGGGAGTCCGGCAACCACGGGCACGGTGACGACATCCTCTTTTTCCCCATGCCCGCCGTCCCCGTGGATCTGGAAGCGACGGTCTATCCGCTGCTTTCCTGCGGCGAGGAACGCCGGGAAGCGCTCCGGACGGCGGCGGAAGACATGATCCGGGCGGCGTTCCGGGAAAATCAGGACGTGGAGGTCACGCGCACGCTTCCACAATCGCGGTTCAGCTTTTCCCTGCTCGATCGTGAGCTGCACGACGCCTTGCCGGATCTGCGATCGGTCGAGTTCAGCTTGCCGGACATCGTGTCCGAACTGTCGTTGCCCGTACTGCGGACGCTCACCGTGCGGCTTGGCGAGGGCGTATGAGCGATTTTCCGGAGATCAAGATTCCTTTTTGGATGAACGGCCCTCACGTCCGGACGCTGGCCGGGGCGTCCCGCGTTTGGTTCGGGCGCTTGGGGGAATGGGCGGCGTTTCCGCTCAGGCAGGCCGATCCCATGACATGCTCGGAAAGGATGCTCGATCTGATCGCATGGCAGCGCGGCGTCCCGCGGGCCGCGGGCGAGGCCGAGCGGCTGTATCGGTTGCGCGTCGCCCATGCCTATGCGAACGCGCGGGACTCTGGGCAGATCGCGGGTTGGAAGCGGATTTTCAAGCGGCTGGAGCTCGGGGACATCGCCTTGGAGGAACGGAAGGCGGGGCAGGATTGGGACGTCATCGGCATCATGATGGATGACGGTTCCTTTCCGAATTACCAGAACGTGCTGGAGCTCATCGTCGCCGACTACGGGCGGACATGCCGGAGATACCATTTCATTTCCCGGATTCCGCAAAGGGTCGCGGTGCGGTTCGTCCCCTTTGATGACCATCACGCTACGATCTGCGCCAGGAGCGACGAGATTTTGAAGACGCGGGCCGGAAGCGGGATCGCCGTTTTTGACAGCACGCAAACCACACTGGAGGCTCACGCATGAGCGTCATCATGACCGCGGCCGGGGAAGCGCTCAAGGCCCGGCTGCAGGCCGAGGGCAAACCGCTGGTGATCGACACCTTTGTCTTTGCCCATATCCCCAACCTTGATCCCACGGAACAGCTTACCCCCGGGATCACGGTTCCCACGGAACAGGTGGTGTACACCTATCCGATCCCGGATGAGTACCGGGCTTACGTGAACCCGAACCAGGTCGTGTACAGCGCCCTTTTGGGTTCGGACGTGGGCGACTGGTCCTTCAACTGGCAGGGGCTGGTCTGTTCCGAGTACGACACCCTGATCGCCGCGGCCACCTTCCCGACGCTGGAGAAGCGGAAATACTCGGGGGCGACGGGCGCGGCCGGCAACAACCTGACCCGCAATTTCCTGTTGGAGTTCTCCGGAGCAAAGGAGCTCACGGGGATCACGATCAGCGCCGACGTGTGGCAGCTCGACTTCACGATCCGGCTGCTCGGCATGGATGAGCGGGAACGCCTCTCGAATTTCGACCTGTACGGCGCGGGGTGGTTTTCCGGGGACGGCTGGAAGCTGGCGAGGCAGGGCGGGCAGTACGCCTGCGCGCCGGGGTTCGGCTATGTCGGCGGCATACGCGCCGGGCTTGCGGAACCCATGCCCGTGGTGGCCACGTTTACGCCCGCGGACGTCTGGCTTGACGTCTGCCTGAAGCCGCAAGGCTCGGATCGCGTGGCCACGGCCGCGCCGATGGTGGTTGAGCCGGATACGGAAGTCCCGTTTTCCGCCGCCGACGAAACGGGGCTCATGCACTACCGGGCGCGGATTGCCTCAATCAACGCGCAGGGCGAAGTGATCGACCTCCGCCCGCCCGCCTTTGGCGATCCCGTCAAGAACGGCGGGACGCTCACGGGCTTGACCGCGCCGAGCGGGGAGCTCGTCTCCCATGCGGGCACACGGGCGGCGGCTATCCCGCCCGATACGGATTGGGCCGTGCCCCGGTATGAGGTCGGCTCGAAAAAGCTGCAGGTGTTCCTCGCTGGCGTCCCCTGCTTTCCGGGGGACGATCCGGCAAAGGATCAGTTCCGTGAAGTCGGGCAGCCCGGCAGCATGTCGACGGCCATCCAGTGGCACGACGAAATCCCGACAGACTACGACATACATGTGAGGGTGAAATAATGGGGTTCCCCGGTATCCTGCAAAAGCTGTTTTCCGGTGGAGGCAAGGGCGGAAAGCTCAGGCCGGAAATCGTCCCGGACATCGAGCCGCGGGGCGTCGTCAAAATGTGGTACGGCGAGGCCTCCGCCGTGCCGGAAGGTTGGGCGATCTGCGACGGCACGCAGGGCACC